TCAGTAAACGGCACACGCGGCGGCGTGATATTGGTGATGTTCGGCGGGCTGGTCATGCGTTGGTGCCGCTGATGTTCAACTCAGCGCCCATGATGGCGATCTTCACGGGGTCTGTGCCACTGATCTCGTACACGCGGTCGCGCAGCTTCAGCGTCATGCCTAGCCGGCGCCAGAACGCGCGGTGGCCATACTCTCCGACGCGTCCGATTGACGTCCAGTGTTCGTTTGACCAAGTGTGCCCGCCATCATCACTCCAACGCAACATAACTTTGGGGGATGTCGTCAGCACCGCCGACGAAGTGACTGTCAACGGCACGCCGTCTTCAGTGGTGATGACAGCCCCGTCCTCGGCCAGCAAGAACCCGAGAACCGTCTCAACAATCTCCGGGGGATCGTAGACGTTGAGCCCCACGCCCGTCTCGCAGTCAAGTTGGAGCGTGTGATGCGCGGTGCGTTTGAGGTTGTTCTGTCCAGTGGGCAGCGCCCGCCACGACCGCAGCCATTTTTGCGCCGTGCCGTTGTCGGCGTACACATCCAAGTCCAGCGCGTAGATGTTGCCGTTTTCGTAGTCGCCCACAACGATCTCGTTGGCAAACGACATCTGGCAGTTGCTACGATGGCGCAAAAACGTGCCAGTTACCGCATCCCAGCCGGCACGCTCATGCCAAGCGCTGGTGGACACGTCATAGACCCAAGTGGTGTTGGCCGTGGGGAAATTCAGCACATAGAAGGCATGGCCGTCTTGCTGGTAGGTGTACCCCACCGCGTCGGCCAAGTTGCCATACTGCTGGATCTGCCACTCCACTGCGTGCGTGCTGATGCGTTGGCCCGTATAGCCATTCGCACGGTAGACGATGCCGCGCCCCCGTGCGTCCGAGCCCAGCCAGAACAGCCCGTTGTCCAGTCTGGCCACAGAGAACGCTGCAGCGCAACCGATCTCGTTGAACGCACCCTGAATCCGCTTCAGGGGAAAATCGGCAGCGCCGCTGTCGTACCAGACCTCAACCGAGTTGGTACCGAATAGCCAGGCTTCACGGTGATCGATGATCAGGCTCACCAAGCCGTCTGGCGAGCCTTCTGCGCTCGCAAAATCCAGAGGATCTACCGAAGTGCCATCCAGCAGGCTTGTGACCCATATGCGCTGGCTGGTAGGTTCGTTGAAGACGAAGTACCCGTCAAGGTAGCCGACCGTCACCGCGCCGGGAAAATCTGGGTCTGTGATTTGCGAGAACGCACCCAGACTGGCGTTATAGATAAAGCTCGGCCCATTGCACGCGATGAACAACTGCGTGCCGTTGTCGGCCATGCTAACCGGGCCGGTGCCCGTCAACGTGCCAAGCGCGGTTACCTGCCAACTGGAATTGACGCGGTACAGCGTGTTGCCGCTGGCCACATAGCCGTAACCGCCGAAGGCCCACAGACCTCGGACAGGCCCGCTGCCGACAGACGCCAGCAGCCGCAGCCCCGGCGCACGCTGCAAGAACGCTGGCTCCTTGCCTGCCTCCGGTACGATCTCCGGAAACAGATTGATCATGCGGTTGTCCGCAGCATTGACGCTGCGGGCAACATACGCTGATCCGAGAATAGGCGTTTTCATGCCGTGCTTACTTCAGCCTCGCGTGCTTCGACTTCTAGGGGGTTGTTCCGGTAGCCGTAGCGGATTGTGTACCAGAGATAGTGCAGGTAGAACCGCCGCGCCCCGAGCATCTGGTACTGGAGCCAGTGCCGCTGCTCATGCCTAACGAGCGCTGTCTCGTTGATGCGCTCGGCTAGGATGAATACGCCCCACGGTGGCAGCGTGATGCCGCCAAAGCCGAAGGTTCGCAGGAACCAGCGGATGACGTGGGGCGCGGGGCGGGGGGTCATGGTCAGAAAATTCCCCAAGTGCCCGGCGAGCCAGAAACCGTGCATCGCGTGCCGGTGTCGGTTCCGGTGGGATTGCTGTGGAAAATTAGGTCGCCGGTTGACCATGTTCCAGCTGTGGGCGTTGTGTCTGCGGACAACGATACGCGCTGCGCGGTGTAGTGCCCAATGTTCCGGCCATCGCTAGTCAAAAACCGATTGATCGGGATGATGTTGACGCCGGAGATTTTGTTTGTGATGGCGCTGGCTGCAGTGTTGCCGCAAAATAGCGACAGCACGCCATACTCTGTTGAGGATGCCAGCACATAAGCAATCCCGCCAGACGCAACGGCAGCAACGTAGTTTTCTTGAATATCTGCGCCAGCAACGCTGTTGTCGAACACCCGCAAACCGTAGTCTTGCGTTGCCTCGGCAACGTATCCATCAGCGCCGATTTTGCAGCGGTATACTTTTGGCCGGTTGCACCATTGAAGAAGCAACCCCGCGAACGTGCCCGCAGCCTGCCCGTTCTGATCAAACTTAACGCCATCGAAAACGATGTCCGCTGGCTTAGTACCCGACGATATGAAAGTGCCACCATATTGTCGGTTGCGCCAATAGCGCCCACCAAGAACCGCCGCTCGCTCCGCGCCAGCGTCAATGAGGATGCCATTGAGATGCTGTTGAGCCTCGCAGTTTCGCAGCGTCAACCCGCGAATGTTGTAGACGCGAAAACCCTCCAGCGCCGTATCAGTGTTATCGCCCTTCGTGGTAAGTTGCTCGACAACCATGTTTGTTTCGCAAACCGGGTCGAGTAGCGGCACATACCCAGACCCACTTACAGCCGCTGCGATGTTGTCCGCAAAACAGTCGATATACGCACCGCGCCCCTTGTTGGCGATGAACACTTCAAAATTACTGACGCGAATGTCTTTGTGTGCAAACGGCTTGACGCTGTTATCAGCAAACTCGTATCCAAGGTCGCCCGCCGTATGGAAAAAGCCGTTTTCCGTCACCGATTCCACAAACACATTTTCGACGGTGATGTTGTGAACGCCCGAAAACCGAATTCCATCTGAACCAGTGCCGGGAGTTGTAAACGGCCGCGACATGACGCCGATTTTGATGTTTCGGATGCGAATGTTATTCGGATGCCTCGTGTAAGCCAAGCCTGCATCAAATTGCGTTCGCGTTCCCGGCACGTCATTGGAGTCAACATTGCCAACCGTGCCCCAGTCTAGATGCACGCCTCCAAACATTACTGAGGAATCTGGCACCTCAATATTTTCGATCAGCCCGTTGTTTGCCGATCCGATGATTTGAACTCCGACAGCGCCGCTTGGTTTGTTGGAATGCAGGCGTAGGTTTCGCAGCGTCCAGTTGCTGATGTCAGCGTCCACAGATGGATTGGCAACCGTGCCTCCATCACCATACAGCGGGCCGATCAGCACAGGTGAATGAATTCCCGATTGGCTTCCAGGCGAGCCACTGGATTGCACTTCAATCTCGCCGTTGCACACCTCTGCACGGTCGCGCAGGCGCACGCCGTAGTCATTCGTGCCGGACAACGCCGACAGAATCTTGCCACCCTGCAAATCTAATTTGACGTCATCTTTGACGATGATCGGCCCGGTAGTCTTGTATGTTAGACCTCCGCAGTTGACGGTCTGCCCGCCAATACTGGTGGCGTAGTCAATCGCCGCTTGAATCGCAGCCGTGTCATCCGTCACGCCGTCGCCCACGGCACCAAAATCCGCAACGCTCACGACATCGCGCATCTTGGCCTGTGCCGTGCGTGTGACTGCTCCGGTGCCGGCTTGGAGGAACCCAAGCTGATTGATTGCGGCCTTCTTTGTAACGCCGCCTTGCACTACCGGCAGAACGTCAGTTGGCGCAACGGGAGTAGTTGCCGCTGGCAGGTTGGAAATCTTAACGTTAGCCATTAGTAGTTTCCTGCGTAGATGTTGAACCGCTGGCGAGTTGCCACGAGAGAGTACGGCAGGCTCATAATGTCGTCAGGGTTGTTGATGCGCTTGATGTTGCGCTTGGACGTCATGGCGATGCGCTGAACCTGCGGTGACGGCTCAACGCCGAACTCGGGCGCGATCTCCATCGCCAGGTTGTAGGTGAACGCCCGCAGGTAGCCTGGCGGGAACGTCAACTCGGTGGCCAGCGTTGCCGGCTGCGTCAACTCCTCAACCGAGATGAAGTGCCACTCCAGCAGCCGCGTGGGCACCGGGTAGATGTACATCTCAATGTCGGGATACGTCATGTTGATCCACAGCACCTGCGGATACGTTGACGTGACCGTTTTGACAGCAATACCGTTGTACTGCTGCTGGTTGATCATCTTGATGCCGAAACTGACGTTTGTGCCGGGGTCGCGGAAGTACGTCGAGTCGTCCAGCAGGACAGGCCGGTTGCCCACAAAGTCGCCCGTAGGCCCCAGCGTGCGGCTGATCGTGCTGGCGGGCCAATTGAACACTTGGTCTTGCGTGCTGAACACAGACAGCCGCTCGGTGTTCCACGAGTCGATCATCTGGTTCATCGCCGTCAGCGAGTCCTGCATGACGGCGGCGGATGTGGTTTCGCCTTCTGCCAATACGCCCAGCAGACGCAAGGCGCGCTGGATCTGATCACCCGCTGAGGACATGCTCTGGCTCCTTACGGCGGCGGCGGCCCAGTGCGTTCACTGGCGGCGCGGCGTCTTGCTCGTTTTCAACGCCGGGAGTATACCGCTCCCACCCGTTTCGCTCGTCGTAGATTGCCTCCATTTCCATCGTGGCAACCTTGGCCCCGTGGATGGGGTGGCGAAGATAGATGACAGCCATTGAGACAAGGGGCCGAAGCCCCTTTCCGTTACGTCAAGCAGTGGATTACCGCAAAGTTCAGCACCACCGCTTCGGACAAAGAGCCGCCTGTGATGTTGCGCAAAGCGATGGTCGCAGAGCCAGCGTTCAGACCAGTGATCCAAGCGTTGTACCCGCCAGCCGTCGCCCCCGCAGCAACCGTGAGAACCACAGTGTCATTGGCGCTGATGGTGGAGTTGTTGAACGTGAACGTCACCGTCGTGGTGGCGTTCAACGCGGCGTTGTTGGTAGTGATCTGCCCTGCGGATGTGTTCAGCGTGACTGCCGTACTCTTGCTGGTCGCCTGCGTCACGGTGCCTTGCGCCGCAACGGTGTAGCCCAACTCGCTGGACGCATAGACGGTACCCCCACTAACCGAAGCGCCGGTAACAGCGCCCGTAACAGCAACCGCACCCGTAACGGTAACGCTTTCGAACTCGGGGTCGCTGTACGCGACGCCGACAGCCTTGGTATTTGCCATGATCGTTCCTTTCAAAAACGGGGGCCGAAGCCCCCTGATTGATCACGCAGCCTTGTAGACCGTCCACGCACCGTCGGCGGTCTTCCAGAAGCGGAAAAGCGCGCTGGTCGTGACGGCCACAACCGCGACGGCGTTGCCGCCGTCAGTGAAGCCGGTGCCCGTTCCCATAGAGAACGTCACGGTGCCAGACGACGTGCCGATGTTGACAACGGACAGGTCGAACGTGCTGCCAACGGTAGCGTTGGGCAGCGCGGCGTCCAGCGTCGATGCAGCAGGCAGCGTATAGGTCGCGGCGGTCGTGGAGGGGTTAGCCACCAACATGCCGCCGACCAGTTGAGCAGCCGTCAGGGTTGCGGTTGCGGTTGCGGTCTGCGGAGCAGCCGCGTACCCCATCGTAGTTTCGTTGCGGTTGCCTGGACCAACTTGGTAGCCGCCAGCGCCATTAGGGAGAGCCATGATCTATTCCTTTCAGATGAATTTCAAAAGGGGGCCGTAGCCCCCGTTTCGGT